CTCGTTTGACCAAGACATCAAGATTGGCCGCATCCGCAACAGTTTCTCGGTCTACATGGACCCAACGATCCAAGACCCCACTGGCGCTGACGCCAAGTGGTGCTTTATCACACAGGATGTGACCAAGGCCGAGTTTGAGCGCATGTACCCCGATTCGACACCCATCACGACCCTCCAGTCGCTGGGTGTGGGCGACCAGTCGATCAGCAACTGGCTGAACGAGGACACCATCCGGATCGCTGACTACTACTACATTGATTACGACAAAGCCACGCTGAACCTGTACCCCGGCAACGCCACTGCGTTTGAGGGCACCCGCGAGGACAAAGAACTCAAGGACATCTACGGCAAGCCCAAAAGCAGCCGCATCTCCGAGCGCCCGAAAGTCAGATATTGCAAGATTAACGGCTACGAAATCCTTGAAGAACGCGAATGGGCAGGCAAATGGATTCCGGTGATCCGCATCGTGGGCAACGAATTTGAAGTTGATGGCCGACTGTACGTGTCAGGATTGGTTAGAAATGCCAAAGACGCGCAGCGCATGTACAACTACTGGGTCAGCCAAGAGGCCGAGATGCTGGCGCTGGCCCCCAAGGCTCCGTTCATTGGCTACGGTGGCCAGTTCGAGGGCTACGAGGACAAGTGGAAGACCGCCAACACCAACAACTGGCCGTATCTAGAGGTTAACCCTGATGTGACCGATGGCCAGGGTGCTGTCCTGCCCCTGCCCCAGCGTGCCCAGCCGCCAATGGCGTCATCGGGTCTGCTGCAAGCCAAATCGGGCGCAGCAGAGGACATCAAGGCGACCACCGGCCAGTACAACGCATCGCTGGGCATGGGTTCTAACGAACGCTCTGGCAAAGCCATCTTGGCCCGTCAGCGTGAGGGTGATGTGGGCACATACCACTACGGCGACAACCTCGCCCGTGGCGTGCGCCATGTGGCCCGTCAACTGGTTGACCTGATCCCTAAGATCTACGACACCCAGCGTATCGCCAGGATCATTGGCGAAGACGGCGAAACCAAGATGGTCAAGATCAACCCCGAGCAGGACCAGCCCGTCAACAAGATCGTGGACGAGCGTGGCATCGTGATCGAGAAAATCTACAACCCCGGTGTGGGCAAGTACGATGTTGTGGCCACCACTGGCCCCGGCTACGCCACCAAGCGCCAAGAGGCTTTGGAGGCGATGGCGCAACTGTTGCAGGGCAACCCGCAACTGTGGGCTGTGGCTGGCGACCTGTTCGTCAAGAACATGGACTGGCCTGGCGCTCAAGAGATGGCCAAACGGTTCCAGAAAACCATTGATCCAAAGCTGTTGTCCGACAGCGACGAGAACCCAGCGTTGCAGGCCGCGCAGCAGCAGATACAGGCGATGGGCCAAGAGATGGAGCAGATGCACCAGATGCTTCAGAACGTGGGCAAGTCGATTGAGGTGCAAGAGCAGCGCCGTAAGGACTACGAGGCCGAGATCAAGGCTTATCAGGCTGAGACACAGCGCATCACGGCCACACAGGCTGGCATGAACGAGCAGCAGATTCAAGACATCGCTATGGGTGTGGTGGCTGCGGCGATGGAGTCAAACGGCCAGTTGAACGGCATCCCTGAGATGCCAGGCCAGCAGATGGACATTGGCATGGAGGGTATGCCTGAGATGCCACAGCCTATGCCACCGATGGAGATGCCACAATGAACGCCGCACAATTGATCGGGTTGTTGTTTTTGGGTCGCAACGTGGCCCACTCGGTCCACCTGAACACCCGCAGCTACAGCAAGCACGTGGCTCTCAACACGTTTTATGATGAGATCATTGACCGTGCAGATGCGTTTGCCGAGGCGTATCAGGGCCGTCATGGCTTGATTGGCCCGATTGCCATCCCTGCGGCCAAGAAGACCACCAACATCGTTGAGTTCTTGCAAGACCAACTTGCCGAGATTGAAAAAGGCCGATACGATGTCTGCGAGAAGACCGACTCGACGTTGCAGCAACTCATTGACAACATCATTGAGCTGTACTTGAGCACTTTGTACAAACTGAAATTCTTGGCATAATGCCAAAAAGGATCTGAAATGGAACTCTTGAACCCTTTGGCAGATGCCAATTTTCCAGCCCTGACTGCGGCTTTTACTGGCACTGCTGGGTCCACTGGTACATGGCCTGCTGGTCCCCAAGGCGTAGTGGTTTGGGCTGATCAACCATGCTACGTGCTGGTTGGCGAAGGCGTCACAGCCACCACTGCGGCCACACCGATCCCTCCGTTCACACCGATTCCGTTTAAAGTGCCCCAAGGCACAGGCGGCACATGGCGCGTGAGCGCGATCCAAGTGTCTACTGGCGGCAACGTGTACGCCAAGCCAATCAACATTCAGTAATCCACCGAAGGGTTGGGCATGAGCTATTTTGGTGTTTCCGTGCGAAACGGTGCTGGCCTTGGTTTGGGCACTGTCCCATCGTTGGTCAGCACTCCGCTGAGTTATCGACTGGCTCCTGCGCTGAATTTGGAATTTGCTGGAGCAGAGTCTCTCGATCCCCGCATCACGTTTACACGGGCAAGCACAGCCACGTACTTCAACAGTGCCGGGGTGTTGACCACCACCGGCTTTAACCTGCTGTTGTATTCGGAGCAGTTTGACAATGCTGCTTGGGCAAAGAGCAACTCCACAGTTACGGCAAATGCAATCACATCTCCTGACGGAACGGCGGATGCTGACAAGTTAGTGCCCAACACAACCAGCGGCGATCACCTTGTTTCGGAAAACGTAGGAACTGTTGTGTCAGGAACCGTCTACACGTTTTCTGTCTATGCAAAGGCCGGAGGCTATAACTTCATTCGATTAAGTTTTGGCAACATCGCTGGTGGCGGTTTGACGTTCTTTAACTTGGCGAACGGTACGGTAGGGACAACAAGTGGAATGCTGTCTAGCCAAATTGAATCTGTTGGTAATGGGTGGTATCGCTGCTCTGTTGTCAGGGCAGCTAGTTCTTCAGCAGTCCTTGGCGGGGATGTTTATGTCACCAGTGCTAACAATCAGTTTAATTGGTCTGGAGATGGCACAAGCGGCATCTACATCTGGGGCGCTCAACTGGAAACAGGCTCAACTGCCACTGCATACATCCCCACAGTAGCTTCCACCAGTGGAGCACCTCGGTTCGACTACGATCCTGTGACGCTGGCTCCGAAGGGCTTGCTGATTGAGGAGAGCCGGACGAACTTGTTGCTATACAGCACTGATCTGAGCACTGGTTGGACAAAAGGAACTGGGGCAACTTGGACTGCCAACGCTGCCACTGCTCCTGATGGAACAATGACCGCCTTGCAGGGTAACGGAATTTCAGGCACAGTAATAATAGCAACTGGAACCACAGTTTATCGGCTTAATAATACTGTTTCAGGAAGCACAACATACACGTTTTCCGTTTATGTTCGGGCACAAACAGGCACTGTTAGTAACGTGAGATTGCGTCTAAACGAAACAGGTGGTAACAATACAATCTCATCTGATTTCACAGTCACAACTGCGTGGACTCGCATTTCTTTGACTGTTACCACAGCCGCAGGCGCTACCGCTATTTCCACACTTGTTGGCACAGGCACGTTAGCAGACCTCTACATCTGGGGCGCTCAACTGGAAGCCGGAGCATTTGCTACCAGCTACATCCCCACAGTGGCAAGCCAAGTGACCCGTGCGGCTGATGTGGCGGTGATGACAGGGACGAACTTCAGCAGTTGGTATAACGCCACTGAAGGCACTTTGTTTGTCCAAGCTATTGAAAAGCCAGACACTGTAACTCGACAGTTTGCCACTATTTCTGACGGCACGACTGACATTTATTCAGTTGCAACTTTTAACAATACTGGTCGAATTAGAGCGCAAGGCGCAAGTTCAGGCGGCATTGGAACCACCGTAACTGGGCAATCCTTCAAGATTGGCTATTCGTTTATAAGTGGCGCTCAAGCGGGTTCTCTCAACAGTTCATCCATTGTTACTACGTCAACAACGGTAACTACCACACCAAACCAATTTCGCATCGGTACTAACCAAGCCGGAAGTGTTTTTTGGAATTCTCACATTTCCCGCATCGCTTACTACAACCGCCGTTTGACCAACGCTGAACTTCAGGGGATCACATCATGACCGAAGACATCATCCAAGAAGCCCCGTTGCCCTACGGCGACCTGTATCTGAAGTTCACAGATGAGGCCGCAGCCACTGCTGCCTTGGAAGGCTATGAGGGCAGCATTGATGTCATTGGTGTGATCTACGATGTGGACAACACCGATCCAGAGAACCCGGTAGCAACAGCGCTGCCCGGCTGGCACGTGAACACCCGTGGCCCTCTGCTAGAAGCACTCGCCCCGTTCAGTGTGTTTCCAGTGCAGCCACGAAGAATTTGGGCATAATACGCCAAACCGTATCGGCGAGGTTCACCGAGGAATCCCAGGATTCATAAATGACTGAAAAAGTCCAAGCCTTAGCGGAAGTTGACTCCGCGCCTGCAACGGAAGTGACGGCCACTCCTGAAGCAATTGAAAATGCGCCGGAAGTCGTCGAGAATCAAAACGAAACAACCGAGGAGAAGAAATACTCCCAGGCTGAGATCGATGCGATGATCGGCAAACGCCTCGCAAGAGAGCAACGTAAGTGGGAACGAGAACAGCAACAACGCGCTGCGGAAACGCAGATCGTAAAAGCTCCTTCAACAGCATCCGCTGACCAGTTTGAGTCTCCTGAAGCCTATGCGGAAGCACTGGCCTACCAGAAAGCCGAAGAACTGATCGCCAAGCGTGAAGCTGCCAAGCAGCAGTCGCAGGTTCTTGAAAGCTATCAGGAACGTGAAGAAGCAGCACGGGACAAGTACGACGATTTCGAGCAAATCGCCTACAACCCCAAGCTACCAATCACCGAAGTGATGGCCCAAACGATCCAGTCTTCAGACATTGGACCCGAGTTGGCTTACTACCTCGGAACCAACTTCAAAGATGCGGAACGTATCTCGCGTATGGCCCCTCTCGCACAGGCGAAGGAAATCGGGAAGATCGAAGCCAAATTGGCCGCTGAACCACCCGTAAAACGCACAACGTCAGCGCCTGCGCCGATTTCACCTGTCACCGCACGCTCCTCTGGGGCACCGGCCTATGACACTACGGACCCACGGTCTACCAAGACCATGACGGACTCGCAGTGGATTGAAGCCGAACGTGCAAGGCAGATGAAGAAACTGCAAGCAATGGCAAACCGCTAAGTCAACTTGTAATCTGGAAAGTTCTTAGATTTGCATCTCTGGCGAAAAGTGGCAGGAGCAATACCAGCCGCCCGAGCGCCAGCAGAAACAGAAGGATAGGTGATACCTTGAAAGCTACATTGAGTTTTAGGCCCGACAACAGCGAGAATTGCGGCTTTTTTGCTGCGCGTTTCTTCGCTGTCAATCGTGCCTGTACGAAACTCGCGTATCTTTTGCCGAGCAGCTTCTGTTCGGGTGTATCTGCCAATCTGGCTCGATATGTCAAGATGTCTGTCGCCAAAATGTTCTTTGGCGGTAACGCATTCAAGATTGTCGGCTCTGTTGTCCGTCTTGTCACCGTTAATGTGGTGGACTTGTTTAAGGAAGTCAAAGTCCTCCAACCAGCAAGCCGCTACAACTCGGTGCATAAGGCGCTCTCTGCCCAACATAAGGTATCCTTGGTTGTGCGCATGAGGAGTGTAGGGATGCAAATTTCTAAGAACTTTCCCGCAGCGCGAAACGGCGTAAAGATGGTCAAACATTCGGTACTCGGTACCAGCCATCGTAAAGCTAATCATGTTGTGCCCTTTTGGGTGGTTGCAAAGACTCCATCTTACCATTGAAATAAGGAATGTAGAAATGTCGAACTCAATCTTGACAATTGACATGATCACAAGAAAATCGCTCGAAATTCTCGAGAATAACTTGGTGATTACCCGCAACGTGAACCGCCAGTACGACGACAGCTTTGCCGTCGAAGGTGCCAAAATTGGCTCCACACTGCGTATCCGTTTGCCCGACCGCGCTCTGGTGACTGACGGTGCCGCCCTGCAAGTTCAGGACGACAACGAACAGTACACCACCCTGACTGTCTCCAACCAAAAGCATATCGGCGTGAACTTCACTTCCGCTGAATTGACCATGCAGTTGGACGACTTCGCAGAGCGTGTGTTGAAGCCTCGTATTAGCCAATTGGCATCCAGCATTGACGCTGACGTTGCCAACGCATACAAAGGCATCGGCAACTCGGTCGGCACACCTGGCACCACTCCTTCGACTTCTTTGGTGCTGTTGCAAGCCCAGCAGAAGCTGAACGAGAACGCTGCCACCATGTCGCCTCGTTACGCCACCGTCAACCCTGCCGCTAACGCTGGTCTGGTTGAAGGCATGAAAGGTCTGTTCAACCCCACCGACACCATCAGCAAGCAGTTCAGCAACGGCATGATGGGCACTGGCGTGTTGGGTTTTGACGAGATCAACATGTCTCAGTCAATCAAGCAGTTCACCACTGGTTCGCGCACATCCACCGGCGGTACTCTGTCGGCTTCTGTGTCTGCCCAAGGTGCAACTACCATCGCCATCACCGGCGCTGGTGCAAGCGCAACCGTGAAAATCGGTGACGTTTTCACCGTGGCTGACTGCTTCGCTGTGAACCCACAGACCCGTGAATCCACTGGTTCGTTGTTCCAGTTCGTGGCTGTGGCCGATGTGACTCTGAG